ATAAAAACTTTACCATAACTTGCTGGGTCATTATCTTCACCACCCCACACAGAAACTGATTGTGTGTTTGCAAACAAAGTCGGAACAATAACTTTAAAATCATTTGTTGTAACTGCACGACCTTGACTTGCATAATCTAATGGTGCATTTAATTTTATACTTTCAATGGATTCTGCCTCTGCACCACCGACTGCACTTGTGACTGTTGCGACTGTATTATCAGAAGATGAACCAATACTAGATGGTGGAGTAAAAGTTGAAGCTCCATTTGATGCACCTTTGTTTGTTACGATATATTGTAGAATAACTATGTTGTCATCAGACAAACCTCTACCTATTACACTATCTCCGAAGTAAACTTGAAATTGTCCATTTTCTATTTCTTGTAAAAAATATGCATTAGTATCATCTGTTACTTGTGTAATGTCAGTTGCTAGGTTATAAGTTGTTTGAGTTGAATCAGTTGCAGAGTTTTGAACAACAACAGTAAGTGTTGTAGTATCTGCGTTACTATCTGGAATAATAAATCTTTGGTCAACATTAGAATTGTCAACGACATATCTTGTAGTGATAAGTGTACCTTCAAATAATGTTACATTATCAAAAGTTAAAACATTGTCTACTCTTGATACAGTTCTATCTTCATTGACTAAAAAATTATAAGTTATGTCATCAACAGTAGTGGAAAATTTTGTTCCTCTTGAAAGAGTAGAAGTTGTAACACTTGTGTCGTTTATCGTAACATCAACTACAGCTTGTGGCGCTCTCGCACTTCTTGGTGTATAACCTAAAGTTTTTGCATGAGAAACAACCGAAGACCTCAACGATGCAGTATCAATAAACATTTCATTTGCAAGTAAGTTTGCGTTCATAGAAAGGTAATGAGTATTGTATGCGAGTAAGTCTAATAACGCAGACATACCAGAACCCTCAAAGTCATAGTCTGTAAATTCTGATTGGTTTCTTAAAAATGTTTTTAGATTTGATTTTATATCATCAAAATCTAACTCTGATATATCTAATCTTTTATCCGTTGTTGCCATGTTTTACCTCTACTATGGGTTCACTAGTTGTTGAATCAACATAGTCACCTCTTTTAAAATATTTTCTTACAGTTGTTTCTTTGACCAACATATTATCTTTGATAGTATATGTGGTATATTCAGACATTATCACTCCATCTTTATCTCTGTTGATGTGGTCTTTCATTGGGCCGTCTTCAATCATCGTACTCTTTCTAATAACACATCAAGTGCAACTAATTCTGCTGGTGCATTAACAATGAAAAATTCTATACGAACATCGTATGCGTTTTTATCTAAATTAGGAAACGAATCAATTCTATGAAGTTCAACTCTGGGTTCGTATGTTTTGATAACAGTTTCTATTTGTCTACTTAATAACGCAGCTGTAATTGGAGATATGTTTTCAAAAAGTGTTGCACGAACATTAGAACCAATCTCTGGATGAAATGGTTTTTCATAATGATTAAGTTGAACTAAGTTACGAACACTTCTTTTGATTGCCTCAACATCTGTAAGTTTTGCAACATCATTCGTAACAAGATTTTTATTGAAATTAAGATTCAAGTCTTTGTATATACGAACACTTCGTTTTTCATTCGTTATACTTGCATCGTAATTTAAACTTCCAGAGGTTGGCATATTTATCTCCTAATATTATTTATAGTCAAACTATCCACCAGCAAAAGTATTTGGAGAACCTTGTGCAACTGATGTGCAATCTGTTATACCATCACCTATGCGACCACAACCTACATTGTTAACAAAGACAGTGGTAGAACCAGTTGTGATAACTTGTGAATGAGATGGACAAGGAAGTCCTGGCCTTAAATGAACTGTGTTTGCATCACCTTGTCTAGAAACTCCGATATTATTTACAAATACATTATCAGATGCACCAAGTCTATTTGGTGTTGTACAATGTGTGACATCTGCATCACCTTTTCTTGTAATTGCAGGCATTACTCTTCCTCCCTATCCATAAGTTCGTGAAGTTTATCATCAAAGGTGTTAATATACTCGTGATCTTCTTTTGAGTGGGGTTCTTCTGGTGGTGTTGGATTGAATTTTATTATGTTCTCAAACGAACTAGGTAAATCTTCCCAGTTGGTATAAGTTTTCACTCTACCATTCACCAGTATAATATATTCTCCATCACCCTTGGCCACGATACTTCTTCCAACTTCTTCTTTTGTTTTTATTCATTGTAGATGTTTTTACTTTACCTCTACCAATAGATGTTCTTTTAAATGTAGGTTCGTGAACTATCACTTGTATTTTTCTAGATTTTCTAGGTGGCATAATTATTCCTTATTCAAGTCAATTCGTTTACCACGAATATCAATGTTATCTGATGCAGTAGTGTTTTGATTTGCACCATATGACTCAGTAACATCTTTTGATACAGAAGATGATTGTGTTCCAGAAACAGTTTCAGAATGATTACCTTTTACAACAACTGTTTTGTCTCCATCAACTTGTATATCCCAGTTTCCTTTTATATAGGTGCGACAGTTTGAGTCAACTGTAAGATTACAATCACCTTTGACATTTACAAACTCAGAACCAGCAACAACTTCATAGTTACTTCCAACTATTCTTGTAACTTTGTTTCCGTCTGCATCTACTTCATAAAATGTACCAGTGCGATGATACTCATGTATTCGTTCTGCAAAAGGTGTATCGTCATATTCTAAGATATGTCCACTTTCTGTTTCACGAACATGATTGTATGGATACTCCGTTCCAACTCTTTTCTTTTCTTCTCTGTCCTCATTTGTTTCCGTAGATGTTCCTCGTTCCTCTGTTTTACCTCTTGATGTTTCATCGGTAGTTTTAAGCTCATCCCATTTAGTAGTAGTGTTCGCAAGAGGAACTTCTAGTGTCGCAGAATCATCTCTTGCACCACGATTACCATGCGTTGCACTTGGAACTGCAAGACGATTAATATCTGATTCTTCAATTCTTACTGGGTAAGTATGAGTGTCGGTATCTTTATCAAAGTATCCGTAATCTTTATTATCGCCTGGGTCATTGAAACCAGTTGTTGTTTTTGAATAACCACTTGGTCTGCCTGGTAGTGTTCCGAGAACAACTGGTTCTTGTAAATGTTGTGCATCACGAAAGAAACCTACTACCCAAGAACCTTGAACTAGAAAAGGTGTATGACCTAAACCATTCATAGATGGTGTAGTGACAGGCATCATTACTGTTGCCCAAGGTAGTGTATCTGTTGGGATTTTAGTTTTATCGTCTGTGTGATAACCTAGAGCTCTGACACGAACTCTACCTAATCTCTCTGGGTCGTTTCTATCTTCAACGACACCAATGAACCACATAAAACCATCTCGTCCCATAAAGTAAGAGAAATTTTCCATACTCTTATTTATGCGAAATAGTCAGTAATCTCTTTTTGTTGTCTGTACTCTTCTTTGAGAACTTTCTTTCTTTTCTTCGTAAGTTTGATAACTTGTTCCCACCAAAATCCACGAATGTCTTTTTTGGTTTCGTCATCTTGATACTTACGAATCATAGAGCCACAATCATTGATTGCATCTCTTAATATATCACTTTCTAATCTCATCTTATTAACATTATTAAAGTTATTATTGTTGTCAGAACACCGAATAGGAATCCTTTCCACCATGTACTCATTATACCTCATCCTTTCGTTTTGTCAAGTATTTCCAACTAATCGGAAACGCATCGTGACAGTGAATATCTAATTGCTCTGCAATCATTTGAGTTTCTTTTTGTGCGTGGTCATCTAATCGTAAACCACATACTCTCGCAAATGCGTAAAGAGTTCCAGACCATATCCAGTTGGTGTGCATACTCTGTGGTAATACAGAACGAGCTTGTTCTGGTGCAACACCTTCATTTAATAATTTATTGTAAAGACTTACACCTTGATTCATATGTTCATTTATTTCAGTCTGAATATCAATAGATAGATTTATATCTTCACCACTACCTTGTTTACTATGTTTAGGTTTCTCTCTCCAGTTTCGTATTCGATATATTTCTACATCATCAGAAATGTACCTACGACTTTCTTCATTCCAAACTAAACCTATTTGATGTTTTACTAATTGTCTTGCAACAAACACTGGCGCCTTGATGCGAAAAGAAAGAAAGGTATGTGCGAAAGGCGACCAGTGATTGTGTT